GCACGGTGATAAAACACGCACTGGACGCATGGTTGTTGGTGATCGTGATCGACTTGACGTTGCGCTGCGTCGAAGCGGCGGGCGATGCCACAACCGTCGTGGTGGCAGCGGTCGTGATCGCGGTGAGCAACCGCCCCGGCGTGGCCGCACCCGCCAGCAAATCAACATAGCTGGCCGAAACGCCGATGGTCGTAACCGCCGAAGCGGTGACGATGCGGATAATGTCGGACGTGCTGGTAAGCAGCAGCACCTTACGCGCTCAGCGCCGTGTAGGTCAGCGACGAACACGAAACCGTATCGCCCGCCGTCACCGTCAGCCCATTCGACATGTTGATGTCCGACGACGAGGCCGCGACCGCGCAGTGAATGACCAGCGTGCCCCCGCTCGTTTCCAGCGAGGCATTGGCGGCGGGCGTAGCACTGCCGGTCGCGTTGGTGTCGCTGGCGATCGCGTTGGCGGTTGCGGTGCCGGTAGCACTGGCCCCGAACGCCGTTGCGGACAGGTTCAGCGTTGCCACTGCCGTGCCCGGAGCGGCGACGGTCCCGGACAGGCGGAACTTGAGTTTGCCGCTCGCGCCGATCAGCGCAGTGACGGCATCAGTCGCCGCGTTGCGCGCCGCTGTCGTGTGAGTTACCGCCATCGTCTAGACCCTCTTGCTGTGCGTCGCCAAGATGGCCGACCATCTCATAGGTTTCGACCTTGCCGGTTGCCTGGCGCGTCACCTCGATTGTGAACCGCAGTTCGCCAGGCTGGCCCGCGAGGTCGATCACGTCAGCTACCCAGCAACTCAGCGACCTTTGCGCGGGCCCGGTCGATCCCGGCCTGAAGGTCCGCCAATTCCTGCTTGGCTGCATCACGCTCTGCGATAGCTTCCACAGCCTCCGCGTGCGCAGCCTCCACGGTAGCGTGCGCGGCATCGGTCAGCGCCTTGACCTCATCCGCCGCCTTGTCCTGCACCGCCGCAGCCTTGGCCGTCACAGCCGCCGCGTCCGCCTTGGCCTTGGCCTTGATCGCTGCGGCTTCCTCGGCAGCGTCAACCAGCACCCCGGACGCATCGGCCTTGGCCTTCGCCAGCGCGGTGCGCGCGGTTTTGAGTTCGACAGCCAGCCCGTTGAGGATGATCTGGTGTTCGGACGCGGCCTGTTCGATGTTGCCAACGCCTTCCATGGCGTCGGCGACCTCGATCACACTGCGGAACATGCGCGCGAGCGGCTGAAAATTCGCCAGTGCGTCCTTGATATCAGCCATTGAAGTTTCTCCGCACGCAGGCGATTGCCGTGATCGAGGTCGTGCCGTCGCCAGCCGTCACGCGCGGGCGGATGTAGGGAACATTCTCCAGCACCGTGCGCAGGCCCGCCGCCGTGAACGAGATCACCGTCGAGGACGGGTCTTTCAGGCCGAACCAGTTGTTGTTGTCGAGCGAGCCTTCAATCACGACCGTCCCGCCAGCGCCGAACGTGCCGGCGATCTGCACCGTGCGGTCGCCCGATCCGGTGAAGATACCCGGTGCGCCGTCCGCATTGGTCGTGGTGAGCGGCGTCCATGTAACCAGTTGCTGGTCAACGAAGTTCGCGGTCGTGCTGGCGACTGTAGCCATGGTCGCTCAATCCTCAATACAGGGCGAAAATGCCCGTGGCTGTCGTGCCGGTGGCTGCGATGATCGAGAGGTCGATGGGGACCACGGTGTTGATCGGAACGCTGGTCAGCACCACGGTCGCACCGCTCGGGGTCGTCCCCGTGATGTTGCCGGTGCCGGTGACCGCCACACCCCGGCAGATACCGGACGGCAGCGCGGTGGCATCGGCAGGGGTGACGGCCATGCCATCATAGTCCAGCCCATGCGGATGCGCGTTCAGTCCGCCATATGCGGTCGCTGCCAGTTTGGCGAACTTCAGATAGGCCATATCAAGCCCCCACGATGGTCACGGGATCGGTGCCGATACCCGTTGCAACGCCCTTGTCGGCGGTGGCCTTTGCTGCCTTCTTGGCCGGTTCATCGACCGGCTCAAGATTGGCACCAGGTTCGCCGTCATATTCGACGGTTGCACCTTCTTCGCAGGCCATGTTGTTGATGAACGAGCGCTCAAGAACCTTGTACAGTGCCATGATTGCCCCCTTACAGAACCGCAAAGCCGGAAGCGTAGAACTTCTTGCCGTCCTGCACTTCCATGCCAAAATCCGCGAGGATCGAGCCAGTCGAAGGTGCGGTCCCGGTCACGGTGTAGCGCGCGCCAAGATAGCGCTGGTTCAGCGAGCCAATCTGCGCATTGCCTTCGATGGCGAACAACTGACCGATGGTCAGCGAGGCCAGCGGAATCGCGCCCGACGAGCCGACGACCTTGATGTTCGTGGTCAGCGCCGCATCGGATGCAACGATGATTTCGATGGTCAGCGACGTCAGGTTGTTGAACGCAACTGTGGTCAGCGCGCGCAGCTTCACAAGGTCGTTGCCCTCGAAAATGTCGCGCGCCGTGGTCAGGTCGATGGTGTTGGTCGAAACCGCAGTCGCGGTGATCGGACCCTGCCCGGTGATGACCGGCGCAACTGCCGTGCCACCGACCGTGCCGGAAACGATGAGGTTCTGGTCGAGAATCATTGTCGTGTTTCCTTATGCAGGGCCATCAAACCACGCGGGCTTCGGTGTTGAGAATCTGGTCAACGCGCCGGATCGGAACGCCCTCGAACGAGGCCCAGCTTGACGGCGAGCCGAACTGGTTGAGGCCCTTTTCGATGGTGACGGCGTTGTTCGACTTGTTGAGCGCCTGGATGCGCAGCATCGAATAGACGGTGCGGTTGCAGTAGAACGCTGCACGGCCCGCGCCGAGGTTCGGGATGCGATCGAGCGCACGCGACATCAGCGACACGAGGTCCGCAGCCGAGGACTGCGCCACGAGGTTCGCGGTGTTGATGTTGCAGATGCGAACGACATAGCGCCAGTCCTTGACGACCAGACCGTTCTGCCAGCCGTAGAGCGACACCATCGCCTGATACCAGTTGTTGCTGGCATCGGTCACGGCCAGTTCACCGAGGTCCTGGTGCGTCAGGCCAGCCTGCGAACCCTTGGGGAAGGGGCAGAACACGGTGTTGTCGTTCCACACGACCAGCGTAATCGAGGTGTTGTTCGAGGCCGTGCCGCCCGCGTCGATGATGTTCTGCGCATTGCCGGCGCCGAGCGTGCCGTAGCGCGGGGCGAGGCCGAGATACTGGCGCGGATCGGTCGCGGGATTGCCGTACATCATCGTGAAGGCCTGCGTCTGGTTCATCGCTTCGAGGAACGCAGAATCTTCCGACAGGCGGAACTCGGCACCGTTGCCGTTGAGATTGTATTCCACCTTGTCGATCTGGCAGCGCGCTTCGAGAATGCCGCAAGCCTCATCGACCTGTGCAGTCGTGCTCTTGCTGATCGGCACGCCCTGGTTGATCGAGCGCCAGTAAACGGCGGGCAGGCCGGTGCGGATCGTGACGCGGTGGCCGGTCGGGAGGTTGCCCTCCATGAACACGGCGTCTTCAAGGATCGTGTTGGTCTGCGAAAGCAGCTCTGCGACCTTGGCAACACGGCCATCGGGGTCTTGGCGCTTGGCCCAGTCGGCGAGGGTCAGCGCGCCAGAGGTGAGAGTGGCCATCGATTATGCTCCTGTCTTGGACGGATAGAGAATTTCGGCGGCAGTCCTCGGCGCAGAGGTCGCCGCCCCACCACGCGGAAAGTCGTTGTCTTCGCCAATCGCGCGACCGACCTGCACAAACGCGCGGATCATGTCGGGATGGTTGCCGAGGCCGCTCTCATCGAGCAGCGCGCGGAAAGACGAACCCTTGGGGAAGCCCAGACCGTCGAGCGCCTTGGCTGCGGTCACGAGGCTGGCATCCCAGTTCTGCCCGCCAATGTCGGGATCGGCCTTGGCCGTGTCGAGCCACGCCTTGCGCTCGCCTGCCACGCTTTCGAGAATCTGCCGGTTGAGATTGTCACCGATGCTCTTGGCGAACTGTTCCGCCACCGGCATCAGCTTGTTGGCCTGCTCGTTGGTGAGGCCCAGTTCCCGGAATACCGGCGTCGCGGCTTCGAGTTGCGCGGGATCGATCGTCAGCCCTTCGGAGACGACCAGCTCGTATTTGTCGGGAACTACGGCAGCGGCTTCGGCTGCCTCGCCTTCCTGGGTGTCCTCGGTCTTGGCCTCTGCGGCAGGCGCGTCGGCGGCGGCTGTGTCAGCCGTGGTGCCTTCCGCTGCTGCGGTGCCGAGCGCGGTTGCGGGTGCAGCATCAACAGGTGCTGCCGTCTCCGTCGCTGAGGTCTCCGTAGGGGTCGCTTCGTCTACCAAGGGGTTTCTCCTTGGGTGCCGATTGCGCGACTGACAGGAATATTTGAATCGAGGTCAGCAGCGGCAGACCATCCGGCGAGGGCGCGGCCTGTGCCTGTTCAGCCTCGCGCAGAATGTCGAGCGCGAGCGAGCGCCGCCCTTCGTTGAACGCAATGTCACGCGCGCCAGTGGGCGAGATCGCGAATATCCCGGCGTCGCGAATCATGCGGTAGAGGAACGCGAGGAACGCCTTGTCCGCGATCAGGCGCTTGAAGTCGGCCTGTTCGTCGGGGGTCACGCGAACGTCATCGGTGGCGGTGGCTTGGGAGGCTCGAACATATCAGACGGCTTTCTGTTCCGGAATAGAACGGAATTTGCCATCCCTCCAAGTGCAGATCCCGCAACATTCTTTACAAAACCCATTGGGTTGCACACGGCCACTCTCCTACGCTGCCTGCTGACCGTTCTGCGCCGCCTCGGACAACAGCCGCGCGGCCTGTGCGCCATCCTTGGCGGCGGGCATCATCGAGGCAATCTGCTGCATCTGCTGCTGCTGCGCCCGGCCATCGCGGATCGCCTTCACATCGGCATCGCTGCGGATGATCTTTGGCGGCGCACCCGTCCGGTCCGCATACTCGTCAATCGCTTCGTCAATGTTGAGCTTGTCGAGCGCTTCGGGATGCGCGGCGGCGAGGTTGCCGATGAAGCCGACCGTCTTTTCAAGCTGGCCGATGCCGACCATGCGCTGCATCTGCGACAGGATCGACACGAAATCGACCTTGATCGGGTGGCCCTGCATCGACTCCGGCGCGGGCGGGAACATACCCCGGCGCGACATGATCCCGAACGTGCGGTCGATGCTGACCTCCAGTTGCTCGGTGTTGACGCGCTCGATCACCGGGCCAAGCTGCGTCAGCTTTTCCTCGTTGCGGCTGGCAATCTCTTCAATGTTGCGCGGCTGCACACCCTGCATGTTGGTGATCGCCATGAACAAGTCGGCGTAAGTCAGCCGGTCCACCGCTTCGGTGCAGCGGGCCATGTCGCCCATGATCGCCTCGATGGCCTGATACGGCATGGTGTAGGGCACATGCACCGCCTGCGCGTCGGCGATGCTGGCGGTGACCACGTTGCCCGCCTGCCCGGTCAACTTGACCGTCGCGGGGGAAATCTTCTCGGGCTTGACCAGGAACGCGGTGGCCTCGGTCTTGCGCTTGGTCTGCAACTGCAACTCGCGCAGGTCGGGTAGCGCGTCCACGCCGGGCGCGGTGCCGTAAGCATCGCCGCCGCAGGTCTCCCATCGCGGCGCCCAGAACGGTTGCTCGTCCATGCCCGACACCCGCAGCGCGCCGTTCACTTTGTCGCCGTCCTGCGTGTCCCAGAAGAACGACCGCCACGGCTTGTTCTTCGCATCGAGCCGCGACGGATCGCGCATGTCGTTGGGTTCGAGCGCGTGGATCACCTCGACCATATCTTCGTAGCTGCCGCGATCGTATGCATCGCGGACGCGCGGGCTGAGTGCGTCCCATGCGAACGACTTGACCGCCTGCGCCACCGTCATCGGGGCACGGCGATAGAGCGTGTTCGGCGCGGCAGTGTCGCCGGTCGCGATCCAGTATTCGCCCGCCGTCAGCGCATGGCAGACCGCGCCCACTTCGTCGTGATCGACCATCACGCATGCCGATGTGCCGAACATGCCGATTTCGGAATAGCCGGTCTTGATCGCGCCGTAAAAATTGGTGCCCGACAGGAACGCGTACATCCGGCGCTCGACCTCGGCCAGCCACTCCTTGGCGCCCTGGTCGTCGTTGAGCGCGGCGTCGAACGACTTGAGCCGGAACCACGGACGCGACGGCGACGACAGGCCCGAGGTCATCCCGCCAGCAAGCGTGCGGAACGACAGGATACCATGGCTGTTGTAGATCGCGCGGTTGGAGCGGCGGAACTGGCGATTGGCTTCGGATTGCAGGAACCGCGACCGGCTCGGCTGCGCATGTTGGGCAATCTCGCGCCATTCCGGCTCATAGGGCTGGCGCACAGCCTTGAGGCCGAGCAGGCGCTTTTCGCAGTTCTCGCGCAGACTGAGCGCCATCAGCCGCCCAGTACGCTGGTGGTCGATGGTCCCACACCCAGCCCGAGCGATCCGGTGAACGCGGTTGTGGCGAGCGCCCGGCGTCGGCGCGCATCCTCGTCGGTCAAGGCTGCGGTTGACCCTGCATCGGGCAGTTTTTGAACCTGCCGCTCAGGGACGGGCGGTGGAATTTTGGGGCCGCTCATGCACATGAGCGCGGGATAGGTCGGGGATCAGGCGCTTTGAATCGAGGCTAGAGCGGCTAGGGAACGCCAAATCTCCGATCTCCTGCAACTTCAAGCCACCCTGCGATAGCATCGTTGATATTGGCAAGCGCCTCGGCACGTGTGTCACCATGAGCGGAGCACGGCTTCAGGTCCGGCGCATCGGCGATCCAGCAGGAATCCTCTGCCGACCAGAACAGGTTGATATGATAATGGGGTTCGTTCACCAGTTCCAGTGATGCAGGCATGTGTTTCATACTCATTCGCCCAACTCCGCATAGAGGTCTTCGGCGCGCGTGTCGCGTGCCGGGTAGCGGCTCGGATCGAGGTAGCCCGGCAGCGCGCGCGGCATCACCGGCTCGGCGAAGGTGCAGGCCAGCGCATCGGCCCAATCCGGCGATGGCAAACCGCGCGCCTTCATGTGTTCCTTTTTTTCGAGCATGATCTCCTGATCGCCGTTGAAGCCATATTCAGGCCCGATCAGGTCGTCAAACAGGCGCTGGCTGTCGGGCGTGATCCCGCCGCGCAGCCACTCGCGCAGGTTGGTCCACATCTCCGCGCGCTTGTTGGCCACACGCACCTTGGCCCCGTTCCAGTTGGCCTCACGCACTTTGGTCGAGCCGAACCACACTTCGTAAACGTTCATGCTCGGCATCAGCTGGCGCAGGCGATCAACCACCGCCGCGCCGATGTTGCCCGCGTCCACGAAAATGGCGTCGGGCTTCCACATCTCGGCCTGCAACGCGATGTCACCGGCCAGCGTCATCGCGTCGGCCTTCTTCCACGTCTTCCATGGGCGGGTGCGCGCATCGCGGCCACAACGGATCGCCAGCACCGATTCGTCATCGCCGAAGCGCGCGCAATCGACGCCGAAGATCACCGGGTCGGACCGCAGCCCTTCCATTTCGGGCCGGGTGCGCGCTGCCTCTGCGTCGTTCGAGGCGATGAACTGCATCGAGGACGCGGACGGAAACTGGCCCAGCACACGCACCTTCACCACATCGCTGTCGATGCCGTAAGTCGCGACCAGTTCTTCGAGATAGGCCTTGTTGGTGCCTTCGACGGTGCGGCTGTCGATCTGCTGCGTATCCCACAAATCGCGGTGCTTGCCGAAGCACTCGCGGAATGAGCCGGTGTTCTGCGTCGGGTTGCCGAACGCCAGCCAGATAATCTCGGTGTTCTCGTCGGTCAGCGCTCCGAGCGCCACCTCCCACACCTTGGGGTCGATACCGCTGGCCTCATCGAAGATCAGGATGATGCGCCGCCCCTGGTTGTGCAGGCCCGCGAACGCTTCGGTGTTGTTGACGCTCCACGTCACCAGATCGGCCCGCCACGACTTGTCGCAGTTCGGCATGGTCGAGATCAGGCTCGTCGCGTTGGGCTTGAACCAGTCCTTGGTGATCGCCAGCCGCGCCCACTTGGCAATCTCCGGGCTGGTCTTGGTGAGCAACTGGCTTTCGGTGTTGGCGGTGATGATGATGCGCGTGTCGGGGCAGGTATCCAGCCCCCACTTCGCCAGCATCGCGATCAGGGCGCTCTTGCCGATGCCGTGCCCGGACGCGCGGGCAATGCGCAAGGGCTGGTAGCGCGTCGCCGGATTGCGCAGATGCGCGCCGATCGTGTCCATGACCTCGCGCTGCCATGTGCGCGGCCCGGTGACTTCGGCCAGTTCGCCAACACCCCACGGGAAACTGTAGAGCGCATAGCGGTACGGATCGAACGCGAGCGAACCGATATCCTCGGCCAGCGCTTGCCTGGGATTATCCACCGATGCCAGCCTTGAGCCGCGACGCATCGACCGCCGCCTTCAGGTCGAAGTTTGTGCCATCGGGGTTGCCCAGCTTGAGTAGATCGCCGTAGCGTTTGGGGTCCCACTTCGCGAGCAGTTTGAGGCGGTAATCGGTGCGCACCCGCCGCGAAGCAGGGTCTTCGGCCACATCATCCGCGATCTTCAGGCCATCGAGCGCGATCGCATCGAAGCCCACTTCACGCGCCTGCGTGATGGCTGCGGAAAACGCTGCATCTTGCTCCATCCATTCGTACACCGTGCGCCATGCAGGCATGCCCTCAGCGCGGCAAATGACCGTGAGAGGCGTCCCACTAGCCAAACCATCGATAACGGCCTGTATGGCCCTCGTGCGTGCTTCTGGCGTGTATGTCATCGGTGCTTGCCCTCTACGCCTCGACCTGGACGGACTGAATCGAGGTCTCGCGATCCTGCCAGCCAGCCCAGATCAGTTCGAGCAGCATGTCGGACAGGCTCAGGCCCTCGCGATGGGCGGCGACCATGATTTGCCGGGCGAGTTCGGGCTTGCGGGTCTGGACGTATGTGATGGAGACGGATGGCAGCGATGCAGGTCGGCGGCGTTGGCGCCAGTGGATGGCCTTGGTTTTCACAGGTGCGGTTGCCCTTCCGGTTGCGATGATGGTGATTTGTCGTTCGCGCTGATAGCGCTCGACACGGATGAGGCCTTTGCGTTCGAGGTACTTCACCAGCATGGCCGGCGTTGACGAGGACTCACAACCGATGAGTTCCTGGATTTCATCGCAGGTGGGTGCGCGCTGGCCTTGGTCTGCGGCGCGCTCGATCAGGGCGAGGGTCAGGGCTTCGGTCGGGCGCAGGGTCATGGGGTTGCTCCAAAGGCCTGTCCACGCGTTGCACTTTTAACAACATTCCACTCCCAGCCCTCTTTTATTTCTCTTTTAGTTTTATAAGAGAAAGAAGAGTGGACAGAGTGGACCGAGCCAAAAAACGGCGGATTTGCGGGGCTGGCATTGTCCACGCAAGTGTCCACAGAATGACGTGCCCGAAGCGTGGACGGCACCAACATGCGCGGACAGTCGTTCATTTTCCGGGCGCGAAATATGAACGCGCTCGCAAAACAAGCGTGGACATTGGCACAAGCGTGGACACTTGCGTGGACTTTAGCGTGGACATGGCCGTTTTCCGCCGTTTTCATGGGGTAAATCTCTCCCATCGGCGGAATGTCTTGCGGTCCTCACCCTTCGGAAAACGCAGCACGAAGCCTATCTTCTTGAGCGAGTTGGCGAGGCGTTGCTCTGACTTGCGATCCTTCCTTTCGTGAGGGATGCCCAGAAGTTCAAGCGCCGCCGCCCGCGTGACAGATTGGAAGCCGGAAAGCTTGTCTGAGAGGATTTCCTCCCACACGTCATATTCCTCGCGCTCGGCAACTTGAATCGCGGCAAGCTGTTCCTCGTCCTCGGTCAGCCACCAATCTTCGCCGCTCTGGAATGCCTTATAGGCCTCTGCCCATATCTGATCGCGGCGGTCGCGGATCAGATCGACATCGGCCTTTGTGACCGCGACAGGCCAATAGCGCCGGTTGCCGGTGGCATCGGTCAGATAGCCGCTCTCGCCAGGGTTGATCGTGCCGAAGAAAATGCACTGGCGCGGGTGATCGGACGCCATTTTCGCATAAGGCAGCACCACGCGATCCGAGCGCATCGACAACATGCCCTTGACCGTGTTCTGGTCACGGCGCGCGATGGCGATGAACTCAGCCAGTTCCACGCACCACGCGCCCATCATCGACATCACCATCTTGTTATGCTGGTCGAACAGGTTGACGGACTCGGCTGTCATGTCCTCGCCGAACAGCGTGGCGATGGCGGTCGATTTGCGAATGCCCTGCGGTCCCTCCAGCACAAGGACAGTATCGACCTTGCAGCCCGGCTTGAAGGCGCGCGCGACGGCAGCGATCAAGGTCTTGCGCCCGACAGCGCGGACGAATGGCGTATCCGAAGCCCCCAAAGTGAGGTGCATCCAGTGGTCGAGCCGCTTGGTCCCGTCCCATTTCAGGCTGCGGAGATAGTCGCGCACAGGATGGAACGAGTTTTCTTTGCTGTGGCGCATGACGGCGGGAAGAACGTCGCCGACGCTCGGCTCCAGTTGCTCGTTTTCGAGGATAAGCCGAATGTCAATCAGATTGCCGTCTTCGAGCGGTCTGCCGTTCCATTCGGCGCGCTGCGCCAACTCATTCCACCGGATCGTGTTGCCCAGTTCGCGGACGTTCTTGAGGAACATCATCAGGTTGGTCATGTTCTTCTTGTAGCCCTGCTTGGACGACTGAAGCCGCCCGCGCCAAGCCTGAAGGTCAAGGACATTATCGGCCATCATGCTGCGGCTCGCATTGCGTTGACGGCGCGGGGCAGTTGCGCGGCCTTGAGGATGGCGCGGTTGACGCGGGCGGGATCGACGCCGACGCATTCGAGCGTGGCAGGCAGGTCGTGCGCGCGCCAGCGGATGGCATCAGCAGCGCCGACCATCAGGCAACCGGGCGCAAGGTCGGGTTCGAGCGGCTTGCTCTGCCATGCGGTGCGCGCGGCCTGCTGCCACTGCACGAGGAAGGCGGCACGGCGGCGCATCCATGCATGAAAGAACGCCAGCGGATCGGAAAACAGCGCCGTGGCATCATCGCGGAAGGCACCGACCAGCTGCGGCACGCTGTCGCCCAGCACCTCGACCGCGTTGGTCACCGGGCACCACGACAGCACCACGTCGATACCCAGCCAGTCATCATCGGACGGGCCGAGCGTTCGCGGGGTCGGCCATGCGGCCAGAATGCGGTGGCCAGTATCGGCGCGATGATAGCGGAACGGCAGCAGCGCGAATGTCGCGGTCGGGTCGGACTTGTCGATTTTGAGCGCGCGCGCGATCGCGGGGTGATTGAACGGCAGCGCGTTCCACACCTTCGCCGGGCTGTCGCGGTCAAGGTCGCGCCAGTGGCGTGACAGCAGGTTGGTCGCGTCCGGGCCAAGCGCATCGAACGGGCCATCTTCGGCGAAGATCGCGCTGGCGAGTGCGCGTGTGGCAATGTCGAGATCACGCATCGGCCAGGCCCTCCAGGATAAGGCGGTTGCGCACGTCATCGACCGAGCGGGCGAGGATATAGATGCCAGCGTGGCTCTCCAGCGCCGTCGAGAACCGCACCTGTTGTTCGCTGGCGCGGTCCTTGCCGACCTTGCATTCGACGCCGACGAACCGGCCCTTGATGCAGGCGATCACATCGGGCGAGCCGGGAAAGCCGTAACGGACCAGCCGCCCGGTCGCATCCTTGAGCGCGCCGGTATTGTTCGGCCACGACAGGCCGAGCGGCGCGAGGTGCAGGCGCACCAGATTGACCAGATCGCCGTGCGTCATGCCGCGTGCCTCTGCCGGGCCTGCCAGCGGATCATTGCCCAGCCGGACTTGTGCCCGCGCTGCCGTGCGAGCGCCTGCCAGTCGTCCAGGCTGTGACAGTCGCGTTCTTCCATCCAGCGTTGGCGCTGTGCTGCTTCCTTCTGGACGCGCCTGACCTCGGACAGGGTGCCTTCGACCACTTCGATGGCGCGGGCCTTGACCTCGGCCACAGCACCGCATTGCGGGCACTTCGGCGCTGGGCGGAACACATAGAAGCAGGTCTTGCACTGGCGCACCGGCACTTCCGACGGCGCGGCGCGCGTGCGTTTCTCCCGGTCATCGAGCGACCATTCGCGCTCGTCATCGGGCAATCCGTGCAACAGGCTGTTCCCGGCATGGTCGAGAATGATCGCCTCGGCCTTGCCCTCGCACGGACGCAGCGCGCGCCCGACCTGCTGGAGGTGCAGCGACAACGACTTGGTAGGACGCAGCAGGATAGCCGCCTCGATTGCCGGAACGTCGAAGCCCTCGCCGAACAGGTCCGCATTCGACAGCACCAGCGTTTCACCGCGCCGGAAGCGATCAACCGCCGCGTCGCGCGCATCGGACGACATCGAGCCATCGACGTGTTCGGCGCGAATGCCCGCCGCGTTGAACTGCGCGGCGATATGCTGGCTGTTCTCGACGCCGGCAGCGAAGGCAACCGCGCGCTTGCCGCCGCACAGGCGCAGGTAATGCCCGATCGCGTCGCCGACGATCTGCGGCTTGTCCATGGCCTTGGCGAGTGCGGACTTTTGATAGTCGCCCGCTGCCGTGCCAACGCCGGACAGATCGGGCGTGGCCGGGGCGAACATGCGGTAGCGCGAGAGCGAGCCGGTTTTGATCAGGTCGGCGGTGGATGGCCCCAGCACCATGTGCGTGAACCAGCGGCCCAGCCCGGCACCATCCAGCCGCCACGGTGTTGCGGTCAGGCCGAGAACGCGCGCCTTGGGGAAGCGCTGGAAAATGGCGTCCCATGACGCCGCGCCGATGTGGTGGGTTTCATCGAACACGATCAGGTCGGGCGGCGGCAGTTGATCGAGACGGCGCACGATGGTCTGGATCGACGCGACCTGCACCGCAGCGGCGGGGTTCGAGACGAAGCCCGACTGCACCGTGCCATGCGGAATGCCGAGGCTGTGAAAGGTCTGGCTGGCCTGCGATGCCAGTTCGCGGCGATGCGTCAGCCACCATGTCGTGTTGCCCTTGGCCGCAGCGCCGTGAACAATGGTCGATGCGGTCACGGTCTTGCCGCCGCCCGTGGCGAGGCAGAACATCACCGCGCGGTTGCCCTGACGATAGGCCTCGCGCCCCTCATCGATCATCTGCGTCTGATAGGGGCGCAGGACGATCATGCGGCGCGCACCTGTCCCGCGAACCGCGCGTAGTCCGTGACCGACAGCCCGAACACCGCGCGGACATCGGCCTCGGGAATGCCGCGCTTGATTGCCTTGCGCGCCAGATCGGCGCGCTCGACTTCCTTGGCGAACGCGACATGCTTCTGCACAGATTCGACCGGCGATGGCCTGCCCCGGAAGCCGCTCATGCCGCCAGCCCCATCACCCGGCGATACTTCTCCTGGTGATACGGGTGCCGCACCGCCCCCGCCTGCTCAACCGGCCACCACATAACGCGGCCCTTATATGGCTCGATTGGCGGCGCGGGCCGACGATGCAGCGCCAGTTGCACGGCAATGAAGTCGGCGACGATAGGATCGCGCAGCATCAGCTTTTCCGCGCGGCGCATGGCGTTCAGCACGGTCGAATGATCGCGACCGCCCAAGCGCTGCCCGATGCGCGGCAAAGACAGGCCATCGCGGGTCCGCATGATGTAGACCGCTGCCGCGCGCGCATCGAGCAAGGTCCGGTAGCGCGCGGGGCCGGTCACATCGGCAGGGGATAGGAGAAACCGCTCGCACACGGCGCGGATGACGGGGCTGGTCACGCAGCCCCCGCCAGCCAGCTATAGACCGCCAGCCCGACGACCCACATCGCGCCCCATCCGAGCGTTGCGCCGGTCACGATCACGAGCAACGATGCGCGGGGGGATAGTTTGGTGGTCATGCTGCGAACTCCTTGCGAATGGCGGAAATGTCACCCTCGATCCGGGCGATGCGATCAATCGGCGTCAGCGCAACGGCGGCGCGGAACGTCCACAGCCCCTCGATCAGCGCGAACTCTTCGGGGAAGTGGAACGCGAGCAGCGCCACGCTCTCGAAGTTCAGCAGCGACTTGGCGTTGCTGGCGTTCTCGATCGTCCCGGCACTACAGTTCAAAGCCTTGGCGATCTGCGTCATGCACAGCCCGTTCGAGCGGATGCGCAACAGCGCGCGGCTGATCGCGTTTTCGCAGTCGGCTAAGGTCGGCGGGCTGAATATGGGCAGGACGTTATCGCGGGTCATGCAGTATCCCTTGGAGCGTGGTGAACGATATCCCCCACCGTCCGACTGCAACCCGAGACGGTGGGGGAGTTCACGCCGATGGAGGCGACGCGAACGAGGGCGCGGACGCCGGTGAGGTTGTGCAGCCAGTGATAGCGCGCAGCCGTGCGCAGGATCATCGCGCGCAGGTCATGCTTTCGCAGTGCCGTGTCGTGATGTTGCCCCCCCGAGCCCATGGCTACGTAACCGTTCGGGGTGCGCGGATTGACTCCACTCCGCCAATGGCGAGGATGCGGGAATGGCTGAAACCGACCGACTCGCTGCTGCTGCGTTTGCCCATGGCCTCGTCCTCAAACTGCTCATCAAACTGGTCGCGCCCGATCCCGAAGACCGCGCCGCACTGCGCAACAGGCTGCTCGAATCCATCGAGCGGCTTTACGAAAAGGACCGCGTTACCGAGCATGGCCACCCGGTCCTTCAGGGGGTTCTTTCTGAAATCGAGGCGTTGTTTGATCGCCCTTCGCCACGGCCAGACCGTGAGTGATGGCGTAGCGCTCAACCTCGGCGGCAAAGTCTTCGGCCAGCGCGGCGATGGCGTTGCGCGTGATGGTGTGGCCCAGCGCCATCATGCAGCCTGCTCGGTGTGGGTGGGGCGCGGGGTCCACGGCTCGATGCTTTCCAGCATGTCGATCTGCTCGCGCGTCAGGTCCGCAATGACCGGGTGTTTCCAGCCGGTCGTCCGGAATATGTGGATCGCGAGGGGACGCGCTGGCTGGCGGTCCCCCAAGATTTCACAGGCGTAGGACTTGCTGATGCCAGCCCTCGTCGCGAGTGTGGTTACGGTTGGCTTTTCCATTCCCGGTTGTTCGCACATGACGAACCAAAGGACAAGTGCAAAAGTTTGCACATGCCCCGCCGACTTCTGCGCTGAATTTTCGCACACTCAGAACATGGCAAGGCGTGGCATCCCCAAGGGTTCGGTGAGCTGGTATCTGCGCGAGTGGATGGCTGCGAACGGTATTAAGAAGCAGACTGAAATGATGAACCTCACCGGGTGGTCGAAAGCCACGATGAGCCAACTCTACTCAGGCCAACAGGATTATTCGCCGAAGATAGTCAATGATGCGGCAAGGGCGCTGAACGCGCAGCCCTACGAATTGTTGATGCCCCCAGAAAAAGCGATGGCACTCCGCCAGTTCCAAGCCAGCGCGGAAGTGATTGTAACGCTTGCCCACGATTCCGGCGTTCGCACCGGCACAGACGGGTGATACAAAGATGGGCGGCCATCACAATGATCGCACTCGCTATAGCGTCAGGTGGCTTCGGTTGGTCTTTCTGGTGGGCCGCCATTGCAGCCTTTTTTGCGGGCAGCGCGTCCATAGCCAATGGCCCCGGATTTGTCATAGTTATAAAGGCCAACCGCGAGGGACAAATGTGCGTGTTTCCCCGGTTCTTGTTCTTTCATACGCTCCCCTATCTAGCACTTGCTGCGATAATTAAGTTGGTCGCTAGCGCGTTTTAACGAGGTCGCAGTGAGTGATTCCAGTTCCGTCGCTGTTCAGGTAGTCCGCATAGTGCATAGCGCATTTGCGCTTTATGGCACAGTCTACGTCCTATCTGGTATTACGTTCCCCAAATGGTTTCTTCAGTCCCTGACATTTGACCGTCCGAGATGCAGAAGATGGCAGCATGGCGCGCAGGCCGCCATGCAGAACGACCCATGGAACAGGTACGGCAACAGCCGATGGTACGACTACCCAATCCAGGGGCTCTCCTTCGTCGCTGTTTTTATCGTCACCTATGCTGTCGCCTATGCCATCGTTGATGCGATCCCCTACGATTGGGGATCGCATGATGAGGATGGCGTCTGGTCATCTACGCGGCTGTGGTCCCAAGGGACTATCGGGTTTTTAGGTGCACTATTTCTCTGTGACAAAATCGAGGAGGCCGCCCTCATTATGGCAAGGGCTGAGATGCGCCGGGACGAAGCCTAAAATTAATTTCGCCATGTGCGAACGAATGGATTGACGCCCAGTTCGTCATGTGCGAACAATC